AAGAGATAAATTCATGATTTGGGATGGTAACGAGGGAAAAGGTTTTAACTTAACAACTGGAACAACGTTTAACGTTGTACCATTCACTCCTCCTATAAGCAGTTTAATAGAGGACGTTGGCGACGGATGGTTTAGATGTTCAATTGTTACAACCGACAAAACAGAAATGTCCTTATATCTTTTAAATGATAGTTCTGAATTTTCTTATCTAGGCAATGGAACTTCTGGTCTATATATTTGGGGCGCACAATTAACAGCAGGCTCAACCGTTAAGCCATACCTAAAAACAACAGACCGTTTGAACATTCCAAGCATCGACTACACAAGCGGAACGGGTGCAATTTTAGTTGAGCCACAAGCTACGAACTTACTAACGTATTCAAGTGATTTTGACAATGTGAGTTGGACAAAAGCAGGTTCAAGTATTTCAGCAAATTCTATTTTGTCTCCAGACGGCACTGTTAGCGCAAGTACATTAACAGAAAGCGCAACATTAGCAACTCATTTGGTTTTTAAATCTGTAACACTTTCAGCGACTTCTAACGTTTTCAGTTGCTACATAAAAGCAAAATTGGGGTCTACCAGGAATGTAGGCATACTATTCAATACAACGGCTAAAGGAGTTCTAGTGAATCCTGAAAACGGTAATATCGTTACATATTTCAATACAACTTCTGCAGATGTGAAAGTAAAAGCATTTCCAGACGGTTGGTATAGGATTTCTTTTAAAGCAACAACTGCAGCAATTTCAGAAAGTATTCGTATTTATTTAGGAAATGGAACAACTTGGACTTCTACCTATTTAGGTGATGGAGTTTCAGGCGCTTATATTTGGGGCGCACAACTAGAAGCAAGCACGACAGCAACTTCCTACATTCCAACAACAACGGCAACGGTTACAAGGGTAACGGACGCAGTTTCTAAAACTGGAATTTCTTCTTTGATTGGTCAGACGGAAGGCGTTTTGTTTGTTGAAATGGCGGCTTTAGTAGACAACAGCACATACAGAACAATTTCGCTAAACAGTAGTACTTCAAATTTTGTATTAATCAGATATAGAAACTCTTCAAATAGTTTGCAAGCATTCGTATTTGATGGTGCGACAGCTTACCTTCAAACTATTTCGGGGGTGAGTATTTTAAACTACAATAAATTTGCGCTACGATACTCAAATAGTGAGATTTCATTTTGGTTGAATGGAGTTAAGCAATTAGCAGGAATTTCAGGAGACGGCAATATTAGTTCTTTATCATTGAATAAGCTTGAATTTGGAAATAGTGGAGAAAATTTTTACGGAAAAATTAAACAACTTCAAATATTCAAAACTGCTCTTTCAGATGCCGAAATGATTACTTTAACAACTTGATAGTATGAAAGCATACAGATTAAAATTTACAGACAAAAAGGAAGCTGAAACGGTTTTAATTTCTGAGGAGGTAATTGATAAAGAATTAAACTTTTTAGAAGGAACTTTGGCAGTCGTTTGGATTGGTGCAATAGTTTTAATTCAGGCAGAAATAAACGAACAAATGGAAATAACAAAAGAAGCGGTTTTCGCTGAAGGTTTCCACGTTGATTTGTTGCTCGAAGACGAAACTAAAACTTTCGTAAACGAAATATTTCCAAACAGTCCAAATCATAGTTTTGCTGGGATAATAGAGTTTATAGAAGAAATTATCGAGTAATGAAAACAAGTATTTTCCTCAAATTCTTTGCAGCGTTTTTCACTTCGGTAATAGCTTTTTATGCGCCAATATACGCTACCTTATTAGTGGTGCTTTTGGTTATTACTTCTCGATTTATTATGGACTTGCTTATAGTAAAAAGATCCAAAAGAAGTAGAGGTACAAAGTGTGAGATGTATAAGGATTCTGGAGAAAATTTCTTTAAGTTTTTGGTTGCATACCTTGCGATATTGGTTTTGATTTATCCAACAGACATACACTTGTTAGCTTTCTTTGGTTCAAAGCATTTTATTGTAACTAGATTTGCAGCCTTGCTAATTATCGTGTATGAAGCAATAATTATAAATATGCGATTTAAGATGTTGACTGGAAAAAGCTTGTCGGAACGAGGAATGGAGTCTGTAAAGTTTTTAATGAAATTAAAAGAGATCAAAAATAAATTGCAGGAATAGAAAATTGTTTTATATTTGCAATATACTCAAAGTAAGTTAGGTTTATTAGTTATTTGTTTTAATGTAGATTTGATTACCCCACAGTAAAATGTGGGGTTTTTCTTTTTAAAACATTTAATTTAAAACATTATCTTTGTAAGAAAATAATTACATGGCAAATATACCAGTAACAACAAGGTTCATTGGAATTGCAGATACTGCAAATCTAGTAGAGAAGAAGTCGGCACAAGTTAATGCTGAGACTCAACCATATACAATGCAAGATATCATTGATACAGTTCCAGTTAGTCCTGGTATTGTTGAGACAATAGTTCCAGGAACAAACATATCTGTAGACTCAACTGACCCTGCTAATCCAATTGTTTCAGCTTTAGGAGGTGGTGGAGGAGGAACTAATCCAACAAGCGGATTTATACCAATAAATAATAACGGAACTTTTGTGGATTCTAAAATTCAACAAGGTACTTTATATGGATTGCCTACATACGAGTTTAATGGACTTGCAAAAATAAGCGCAGTTCTAAGTGGCAATAATTTTTTGAACCTTGATGCTATGAATGAGTTTTTTGGCTTTGGTACAAACGTAGGTTTTCCAGGAGGAATACCTTCCGTTGATGTTGGAATGGCTATGACTGGGATGCGAATGGTTATAGGGATGAATATGCAGGGCGGAACTGATGGCGTTATAAGAGCAAACGGTAATACGGGCGTTGTGTCTATTGGGGCGTTTGGGACGGAGTACGTTTTAGGGGTGAATCCTTTTGGCGGTGGCGTTCTCGTCGGGGCTGGGTTTATAGACACAATTCCACCAGCAAATTCAGGGGCTGCAGCGGTTTGGATTAATATTACCAATGAAAACGGCGTTCAATACAAAGTAGCAGGATACCAATAAAAAAAATAAACTTTAAAAAATAAACTTTAAAAAATAAAAAATTATGGCACTTTTAGTAAGTAATGCAAAATTTAAAAATACAGAAATCCTAACGCCTCAAATGTACGTTAGGTTGCAATATGTAGCAATAGCAGACGGATTGAAAACTTCGGTAATGCTAAAATCTGGATTAACAAAAGAAGCTGTTTCAAGCGGTGAAACAGTAGCTACTGATTTACCTGAAAATTTAATGCTCGAAATGGGAGAACAAAAACAAGATTTAGACGTTATCCATAACCTTGTTAAGGTAGAATTGGAAGCAAAAGGTTTTGAAGTGGTTATTGACTTACCAACAGCAGAATAAAATGGAAAAGGATCAAGCCTTACAAATTATTGAACAAGCATTGAACGTTGCTACAACAAAGGGTGCGTTTAACCTTGCGGATGTTTCGCAGATTTTAACGGCATTACAAGCGTTGAAACAAGCGTAATCAAAACAAGCGATTTATAGCTATTATAAATAACGCCAGTAATTTTTTTTATTGGCGTATTTTTGTATATTTACGAAAACTAAACGAATTAGCGTAATATTATTAATACTTCTTATTTGTACGTTAATGTTGTAAATAGACAGAAACGAATGGTTATGAATTATAAAAATTTAAACTATAAAATAGTAATTGCTGTATTGATAGCGTTCCTTTTGGGGTATCTATCAAACTGTAAGCAATGTGAAAAACCAATTCAAGACAAGGTTATAAAGCAGAAGATTGAAGAACGCAAAGAAGAGGTTAAAATAATAGAGGCAAGGACCGAAATTAAACGTGCTAAATTAAAACCACTTAAACGGATAAATACCGATTTAACTGCTAAAATTATACAAGCTAAGGAGCGAAAAGACACTGTTACGATAATTGTTACGCAAGATAGCCTTATAGAGGTACAAAAGCTTCAAATAAAGACACTAGAAAGCGTTGTACTTATGCAGGACAAAACAATATTAGGTTTAAAGGATATTATTGAATTTCAAGAGATAGAAGTTAATTCCTTAAAGAGCGACTTAGTAGATAAAAATAATGACTTAAAAAAGTTAAAGCGAAGAAAAAATTTGACGATATTTGGTTGGATCGCAACAACAGTAGGTTTAATTTATATTTTAAAGTAGATGGATAAGATAACAATTGACAGAATAAAATTAGCTCACCCAGACATTCGTGAGGAATTACTTAAACAGTATAATGAAGCAAATAATCTTCTTGGAAAAGGAGCTAGGCTTAGATTTGCTCATGTATATCGTTCTCCAGCGGAACAAAATCAGCTTTATTTGAAACGCCCAAAGGTAACAAACGCTAAAGCTTGGCAGTCAATACACAACTATGGGTTGGCTTTTGATATTGTCATGCTCTATGATAATGATGGAAATGGAACTTTTGAGGAGGCAAGTTGGTCACAGATTCGAGACTTCGATAAAGACTCAGTAGCAGACTGGAAAGAGGTAACTACTTACTTTAAGTCTAAGGGATGGGAATGGGGAGGTGACTGGAAGTCATTTAAGGATGCTCCACACTTCCAAAAGACTTTTGGCTATACATGGAGAACTCTAAAGGACTTGGTTGACAATGGAACTCATATAATTGATTCTGGCAATAGATATCCAAAAATTAAGTAAAAGAAATATTGTATTATCTTTGTAATATTAAATTCAAATTAAATAAATTATTATGGTAAAATTATCAGAACAAGAGTTAGATTCATTTAGAAAATTAGTAAGTGATTTTAATGACACAAAATTGAAGCTTGGAGATACAGTTATGGCTCAAAGCTCATTGATGAAAGATTTAGATGAATTGAAAAAAGTATACGCTACAGAGGAGGCTTTACTTATTGAAAAATATGGAAAGGATTCGGTTATTAATATCCAAACAGGAGAAGTAAGTAATTCTGACTACGTAGAAAAAGAAAAATAAAATGGGAAAAATTAGTACTTATCCAGTTGATTCTTCAATAACAGAAAGTGATTTTGTTATTGGGTCAGATGCAGAAAATCTAAATGCCACGAAGAACTATAGAGTTGGTGATATATTGGCTTTAGTTCCAGCTTTTACATTTGATAAGGTGTTAAGTGCCGCTTCTTATGCTACACAGCTTCCAACTACAGCAGGTGTTGAGTTACAAGTAAAATTTGGAGCTGCACAGGGTTCTTCTATTGATCCAGTAGAGATTGATTCTAATGGATTAATTTTTTTCAATGAAGCTGGTCAGTATCTAGTTAAGTACTTTCAGTTTGCCAATAGAACAGTAGTAACTCCAGGAAGATCATCTTTATACACTAGATACTTAATTAATTATATTGGTGGAAACGAATCATTTGGATTTGACTTTGGTACATCAGATATGGGTATTTCCTATGAAGAGGATTTGATAATTGATATAGCTTCACCTGGAGATAAACTTGTATTTCAAATAATGAGAGATGCACTAGGAGTCAATGAAGGTGGTCTTTATTCAGTAGCACCTGGTGGATCAGGTTTAGAATGGGGCGAAATTCCATCGGCATCTGTAAATATTTGGAAGATTTCATAGGTATGGATATTAGAAAAATATCTATAGGACCAGACTATAAGTCAGGGGCAATGCACTACATAGTGGGTCAAGAAGTACTTGGCTCATCTTATAGAATTCATCTGATAAAGTTAGATATCAATACAATGTCTATAAAGATTTGGATTGAAAAAAATGACGAGATACTGTTGTGGAAAGAATTCACAGATACAGTTCCAATATCTATAGAGTATAATATAAACTTCTAGTACCTAAATGGGTATTTTGGTGTTTGTATAAATTAAATTAAATCAATGAAATCACCATTTGACTTTATAGTTAAACCACTTGATGGTAAGAGATATAATAATATCAAAAAAATTGGTAGCATAGATCTTATTGTAAGTACTTCTGAGGAAGATCATAAATTCTCAAATAGATATGCGGAGGTTATAGAGGTTCCAGTTGGCTATGATGGTCAGATAAAACCTGGAGACATACTTCTTGTGCACCATAATGTATTTAAGTTTTACAATGACATGAGGGGAAATCAGAGAAGTGGCAGAAGCTACTTTAAGGATGACTTGTTCTTTGTTGATTCCGAGCAGTTCTTCATGTACTACAATGGAAAAGATTGGAATGCATACGACAGATACTGCTTTGTTAAACCTATTCCACCAATTGACTCATATATATTTAAGCCATTAAGCGAAGAGCCACTTATAGGTGAGATGAAGTATCCAAATGACTACTTAAAAAGTGAGGGTGTTAAGCAGGGAGACTTGGTAACTTTTCTTCCTGGAACTGAGTATGAGTTTAATGTTGATGGTGAGAAGCTTTACAGAATGTACGATCATCATATAAGTATGGTTATACCTAAATTATTTTGCGATGGATTCAAAGGAAATAAAGTTAAAGATAATTGAAGCTGGTCATAGGGCTGTTGAGCAATTAATAAAAGTTGCAAAGGAGTCTATTATAAAGATTGATCCAGAGGATGCATTATCAGCAGACAGACTTAAAAATGCGGCAGCCACAAAAAAGCTTGCTATATTTGATGCGTTTGAGATATTAAGTAGAATAGAGTCTGAGAGGGAGGCTATAGAGTCAGCATCAGGACCAGTAAGTAAGACACATACAAAACAAGGATTTGCAGAACGAAGATCAAAATAGTTTATATATACAGCTTGAGGATTTAATACCTAATAGTGTTATATCAAGCAAGAACAAGGCTAAGTCTTGGGTGTATGGATACGATAAGAAGTATGATGTTATTGTTATATCTAAGACAGGTGAGATTGGAGATATAGTTTCAATACAGGGTCTTGTTATTGCTCTGCCAAAAACTCCAAAAGAATGCATCCAAAGAAGCTCAGTTAAGAAAGAGCAGTATTGGGAAAGATATGAACTACCCAATGAGCTATCAAAGATTCAGTCAATATTCCAATGGAATGATAAGCCATCAGAATTTAAGGATAGATGGGTTGACTATATAGAGTCTGAATTCGACAGAAGAGAGGAGGGGATTTGGTTTATGAATAATGGAGTTCCAACTTATATAACTGGAGCTCATTATATGTACTTACAATGGGCTAGTATTGATATTGGCTACCCAGACTATCGTGAAGCAAATAGAGTTCTTTATATCTACTGGGAGGCATCAAGAGCAGATAATAGATCATTTGGAATTGACTACTTAAAAATTAGACGTTCAGGATTTTCATTTATGAGTTCTTCTGAGTGCTCTAATATAGGAACACTTGCTAAAGATGCAAGGGTTGGCATCTTGTCAAAGACAGGGGCTGATGCTAAGAAGATGTTTACTGATAAGGTTGTTCCTATAACAAATAGACTTCCATTCTTCTTCAAACCTATAAAAGATGGTATGGATAAGCCAAAGACTGAATTGGCGTTTAGAATTCCTGCATCAAAGATTACTAAAAAAAATATGTACACCCAAGAGGCTGATGATGTCGAGGGTCTTGATACAACAATAGATTGGAAAAATACAGATGATAATAGTTATGATGGTGAGAAATTGCTACTACTGGTTCATGACGAGAGTGGCAAGTGGATTAAGCCAAATAATATTCTTAATAACTGGAGGGTAACGAAGACCTGTCTACGTTTGGGATCTAAGATTATTGGAAAGTGCATGATGGGATCTACATCAAATGCACTATCAAAAGGTGGTGATAACTTCAAGAAGCTATATGAGGATTCAAATGTAAAGAATCGCAATATGAATGGTCAGACTAAAAGTGGTCTGTACTCGCTATTTATTCCAATGGAGTGGAATATGGAGGGCTTCATTGATAGATATGGAATGCCAGTATTTAGGAGACCTGAGAAACCTATACTTGGTATTGACAATGAGATGATATACAATGGTGCTATAGACTATTGGGAAGCTGAGGTAGATTCGCTAAAGAATGATGCTGATGCATTAAATGAATTCTACAGACAGTTTCCTAGAACAGAGTCTCACGCATTTAGGGATGAAAGCAAACTATCTTTATTCAATCTAACAAAGATATACCAGCAAATTGACTACGATGATTCATTGATAAAAGAACATCATGTGACTAGAGGATCATTCTCTTGGAAGGATGGTATAAAGGATACAAAGGTAATATTTAGTCCAAACAATAGCGGAAGATTTTATATAAGTTGGAATCCAAAGGCACATATGCAGAATAATATTATAGTTAAGAATGGAGTTAAGTTTCCAGGAAACGAACACATAGGAGTATTTGGATGTGATAGCTATGATATATCAGGCGTAGTTGGTGGAGGTGGATCGAATGGTGCACTACATGGACTAACTACATACCATATGGACGAAGCTCCAGTAAATACTTTTTTCTTAGAGTATATAGCTAGACCTCAAACTGCTGAGATATTTTATGAAGACGTGTTGATGGCTTGTGTGTTCTATGGTATGCCAATACTTATTGAGAACAATAAACCTAGACTCCTTTATCATTTTAAAAATAGAGGATATAGGGGATTCTGCATGAATAGACCTGATAAGCATTATACAAACCTATCTAAGACAGAGAAAGAGTTAGGAGGGATACCTAACTCAAGTGAGGACATTAAACAAGCTCACGCATCAGCTATTGAGTCATACATAGAAAAGTATGTTGGAATGGATAATGAGGGAACGTATAGAGATCCTGGAGAAATGGGGGATATGATATTTATAAGAACATTAGAGGATTGGGCTAAGTTTGATATTTCAGATAGAACTAAGCATGATGCATCTATTAGTTCAGGATTAGCTATAATGGCTACGCAAAAAAACCTTTATTTACCACAGAAAAAACAATCAAAAATAAAGATTAACTTTGCAAGGTACAGTAATAAAGGAACAATAAGCGAGATAATTAGATGAAAGACGTTAAAATTAATATTACATCTTCAGCGTTTCCTGATCAGTTTGCTTCGGACTCAGTGAAATCAAGCGATGAATTCGGTCTTCAGATTGGTCAAGCCATTCAATACGAGTGGTTTAAAAAAGATGGAAGTGGTAGTAGATACTATAGTCAGTGGAAAGAATTTCATAGATTGAGATTGTATGCTCGTGGGGAACAGTCAATTGCAAAATATAAGAATGAATTATCTGTAGATGGTGACTTGTCTTATTTAAACTTAGATTGGACTCCAGTTCCTGTACTACCTAAATTTATTGACATTGTAGTAAATGGAATGTCTGATAGATTATTTAAGGTAAAGGCATATGCACAAGATGCAATGTCTCAGAATAATAGAAGTACTTATCAGGATATGATTGAAGGACAAATGGTTGCTAAACCTATTCTTCAAACCATTATGGATAAAACTGGAGCTAATCCATTTGTAACTAATCCAGATGAGCTTCCAAGCACAGACGAAGAGCTTTCTTTGTATATGCAGCTTAACTACAAGCCTGCGATTGAGATTGCTGAAGAGACTGCTATAAACACTTTATTTGATGCCAATCATTATGATGACATTAGAAAAAGAATTGACTATGACATTACTGTACTTGGTATAGGAATAGCAAAACATGAGTTCTTAATGGGTGATGGTGTAAGAATATCTTATGTTGACCCAGCGAATGTTGTTTATAGTTACACTGAAGATCCAAACTTTAAAGATTGTTTCTATTGGGGTGAAGTAAAGACAGTATCTATAAATGAGCTTATAAAAATAGATCCAACACTAACAAATGATGACTTGAAAGAAATTTCAAAGTATAGTCAGAGTTGGGCGGATTACTACAATACATCTCAGATATATCAGAATGATATATTTAACAATGATACAGCTACGTTATTATATTTCAACTACAAGACAACAAAGAATATTGTATATAAGAAGAAGATTACTGATTCTGGAAATACAAACATGGTTGAGAAGGATGACTCATTTAATCCACCTGCTGAAATGATGGAGGAAGGAAACTTTGAAAAGGTTTCTAAAGTGATTGATGTATGGTACGAGGGGGTTATGGTCATGGGAACTAACTACCTATTGAAGTGGAAGATGGCTGAGAATATGGTTCGACCTAAGTCAGCTAGTCAGCACGCAATGCCAAACTATGTAGCTTGTGCTCCAAGAATGTACAAGGGTGTGATTGAGTCATTAACAAGAAGAATGATCCCATTTGCTGATTTAATTCAGATGACTCACTTAAAGCTTCAGCAGGTAATATCAAGAGTTGTTCCTGATGGTGTATTTATTGATGCAGATGGTTTGAATGAAGTTGACCTTGGTACAGGAGCAGCATATAGTCCAGAGGATGCATTGAGATTATACTTCCAAACAGGTAGTGTTATCGGTAGATCATATACTCAAGATGGTGATTATAATAATGCAAAAGTTCCTATTACTCAGCTTACAGCAAACTCTGGAGCTGCAAAAACTCAAATGCTATTAGGCAACTATAACCATTATCTAAATCAGATAAGACAAGTTACAGGTCTTAATGAAGCTAGAGATGGAAGTACACCAGACCCTAATGCACTAGTTGGTGTTCAGAAGTTAGCAGCATTAAACTCAAATACAGCTACAAGACATATTCTTGATTCAAGTCTATATATCTATAGAACACTAGCTGAAGCATTAACATATAGAATTGCTGACATATTAGAGTATGCTGACTTTAAAGATGAGTTCATAAATCAGATTGGAAAATACAACATAAATATTCTTAATAGCATTAGAGATTTATATATCTATGATTTTGGTATATTCATAGAAGTATCTCCAGACGAAGAGCAAAGATCTCAGCTTGAACAGAATATAAATATGGCTTTATCTAAAGGAGATATTAATCTTGAGGATGCTATTGATGTTCGTGAGATGAGAAATATTAAGATTGCTAATCAATTGCTTAAGCTTAAAAGAAAAGCTAAGCAGGATAGAGAAGAGAAGATGATTCAGCAACAACAAGCAATGCAGTCTCAGATTCAACAGCAATCTCAACAGATGGCTGCAGATGCATCTATGCAGAAAATGCAAATGGAAACTCAATCTAAGATGCAGATTAAGCAAGCTGAAATATCTTTTGAAATAGAAAAGATGAAACAAGAAGCTATACTTAAATCTCAGTTGATGCAAGAAGAGTTTAATCTTAATATGCAACTTAGAGGAATAGAGGCAAATGCTCAAAATAGAAGAGAAGATGATAAAGAGAAAGCTAAGGATAAAAGAATTGGCATTCAGAATACTCAGCAATCAAAATTAATTGACCAACGAAAAAATAATTTGCCACCATTAAACTTTGAATCAAATGAGGATAGTCTTGATGGATTTGACTTAGCTGAATTCAATCCTAGATAGGATTTTAAAAGTGCAATATTTTTTTAAGTAACTTTGTAATTAAATTAAATTCAATATGGAAATTAAAGTAAGAGAATTAGATGGCATTGAACAAAAATCAATGCAAGAAGTTGAGCAGAATTTATTAGACAAGCATGATAGCGAGTTTGTTAATGATGCTCCAGCTGATAATTTAAGTGATGCTCCAGCTGATAATGTAAGTGATGCTGTTGAAGATAAAGTATTAAATCTTGATAAGTCTAATGATGGCTATGAGATTAAAGAAGAAGACGTTCTTTCATTTATTAAAAATAGATACGGAAAAGAGATTAACTCTATAGAAGAATTAACTAGAGAAAGAGAGGAAGCTGAAGAGTTACCTGGAGATGTTTCTGCTTATTTCAAATATAAAAAAGAAACAGGGCGTGGCATTGAGGACTTTGTAAAACTAAATAGAGATTTAGATGAAGTAAGTCCAGACAAACTGTTGAGAGAGTATTTGACTATTACCGAGAAAGGGTTAGATGATGAGGATATTGAATCTATGATGGAGGATTATTCTTATGATGAAGATCTTGACGATGATAGCACAATTAAAAAAGCTAGATTAGCTAAAAAGAAAATGGTTGCTAAAGCCAAAGATTATTTTGAATCTGAAAAAGAAAAGTACAAAGCACCTATTGAGTCAATGGGTTCTTCTATTTCTGATGAGGATAAGATGAAAATCGATGAATACAACCAGTATGTTAAAGAGTCAATGTCTTTGGGTGAACAAATGCAACGCAAGGAGCAGTGGTTTAAAGAAAAGACTAGTGAAGTATTCGGAAGTGAGTTCAAAGGTTTTGAGTTTACGCTTGACGATAACAAACTTGTTTTTACCCCAGGTGATTCAGCGGAGATGAACAAGATTCATAGTGATCCTTCAAACTTTACGAAGAAGTTTTTAGGTGAGGATGGTCTTTTAATTGATCCTGTAGGATACCACAAAGCATTGTCAGTCGCAATGAATCCTGAAAAGTTTGCTGAGTTCTTTTATAAGCAAGGCAAATCAGCAGCAGTTGATGACGTTATGCGTAAGGCTAAAAATGTAAATATGTCTGAGCAGAATGTACCTCAAAATATTGCTAAGGGAGGACCGACAATTAGAGAGGTTGGACAAGACTCAGGTCGAGGTCTAAAAATTAGAAGTAAAAAATAAAACTAAAAAGAAAAATTATGTCAGTACAAACAGTACCAGGATACCAATTGCAGCCAAGTGCGCAACAAGTTCCTTTGAAAACAAATTACATCAGTAATTTTGATTTCTTGAATCAATATTTACCAGATACTTACGAAAAAGAATTCGAGAGATATGGTAATAGAACAGTATCTTCTTTCTTACGTATGGTAGGAGCAGAGATGCCAACTAACTCTGACCTTATCAAATGGGCAGAACAAGGTCGTTTACATACTAAGTATGTTGACTGTACAACTACAGTTCTTACAAACTCAGATGTTGCAACATTCACAGTTAATGACACATTGAATCCAGCTTCAGCAGGTGCTATCGCTATTCGTGTTGGTCAAACACTTATGATTACAGCTAACGCAGGTGGAGCTAACTACAAAGCAATCGTAACAGCAGTAAGCACTTCAGCAGGTACTTTTGATGTAGCATTCTACAATGCAGCTGGTATCACAAACGCATCAGCTGTAGACAAATGGTCAATCTTTATCTATGGTTCTGAGTTCAAAAAAGGAACAAACGGAATGCAAGGTTCTTTGGAAGCTGACGATGAGATCTTTGAGAACTCTCCAATCATCATCAAAGATAAGTATGCAGTATCAGGTTCTGATATGGCTCAAATCGGATGGGTTGAAGTAACAACTGAAAATGGTGCTAATGGGTACTTGTGGTACATGAAGTCAGAGCACGAAACACGTTTACGTTTTGATGACTACTTGGAAACTGCAATGATCGAAGCTGTTCCTGCTGAAACTGGTTCAGGTGCTGCGGCAACTGCTGGTGATGTTGGTAACAAAGGTTCTGAAGGTGTATTCTATGTAGTAAACCAACGTGGAAACGTATGGGGTGGTGGTTTTCCAACTACATTGGCTGACTTCGATAACATCGTATCTCGCCTTGACAAACAAGGATCAATTGAAGAAAACGCATTATTCGTTGATAGAGCATTTAGCTTCAGCATCGATGATATGTTAGCTGCACAAAACTCTTACGGAGCAGGTGGTACTTCTTATGGTTTGTTTGAAAACGATAAAGAAATGGCTTTGAACTTAGGATTCTCAGGATTCCGTAGAGGTTATGATTTCTACAAATCTGACTGGAAATACTTGAACGATCCAACAATGCGTGGTGGTTTACCAACAGCAGCTGGTTCAGGTAAAGTAAACGGATTGTTAGTTCCAGCTGGATCTACAACTGTTTATGACCAAATCCTTGGTAAGAACGCAAAACGTCCATTCTTACACGTTCGTTACAGAGCTTCAGAAACTGAAGATCGTCGTTACAAAACTTGGATTACAGGTTCAGCAGGTGGTGCAGAAACATCTGATCTTGATGCAATGGAGGTTAACTTCTTGTCTGAAAGAGCAGTATGTACACTAGGTGCAAACAACTTCTTCTTGTTCCAAAACTAAGAGGAATAAATAAAAGGGGGTGGGCAATCTGCCCCCTTATTTTTTTAAATTTTAATCATATCAAATGAAAGTACAACAAAAAGTGTTAACCGACAAGGTTTACAAATTAACAAAGTCTGAAGCTCCTTTATCATTCTTGATTCCAACGAGACACTCAGCACAATTTCCATTATTATATTTTGATGAAGAGTCTGGAACTAACAGAGCATTACGCTATGCTAGAAACCAAAAATCTCCATTTGAGGATGAGCAAGATGGTAATGCAATCTTAGAGCCAGTTACCTTTGAGGATGGCTTCCTATCTGTTTCAAGAACTAATCCAGTTCTACAACAATTTCTTTATTATCACCCACTTAATGGAGTTAAATTCATTGAGGTTAATGAAGAGAAAGATGCTTCAGTAGAAGTTGACAAATTAAATATTGAAGTTGATGCTCTTATCGAAGCAAGACAACTTAGTATTGACCAATTAGAAATGGTATCAAGAGTATTGTTCAATAGAGATGTGACTAAGATGTCTACAGCTGAATTGAAAAGAGATATCTTGGTATTTGCTAAAAATGATCCACGTACATTCTTGAGTGCCGTAAATGATCCAGCATTGAAGTTCCAGTCAACTGTTTCTTTGATATTTGAAAAAGGATTCCTTACATTCAGAAAGAGCAACAAGGAAGTGTGGTTTAATATAGATTCAAACAAAACAAAAATGCTAAACATTCCATACGGAGAAAATCCAATGGATATTGTTGTGTCATATTTGCAATCAGATAATGGCTTAGAAACCTATAAGATTCTCGAAAACCTCTTATAGTAAGTTGAAAACACTTAAAATACGAGACTCAATCTGAAAAATGATTGGGTCTTTTTTTTCGCTATCTTTGTACAAAATGTTTTATAGATGATTAACTCAGTTAGAAATACAGTATTATCTATACTTAATAAAAATAATTACGGATACATATCTCCTTCTGATTTCAATTTATTTGCAAAGCAGTCACAGTTAGATTTGTTCGAGACGTATTTTTATCAGTATAACTATCAGATAAATAAAGAGAACGCTAGGCAGTCTGGTGAAGGATATGCTAATATTACTAAGACAATAGAGGAGTTGATTGATGTTTTTTCTATCACAAGTCCATTAACATTAAGTACACTACAGCCAACAATTAGCAATACATATTATCTTCCATCACCTACAACCACTGGTGATGACTACTATTTACTGAACAAAGTATTAGTATATTCTGATTTTATTACAAGCGGAGTAACAACAGCCATTGGAGCTGGTCTTGAATTAATAGATTCAAATGCTACATTCCAAACAAACGGTATTCAAGTTGGAGATGTCATAGGGCTTGTTAGCGGAGGTATTACTCAGTATGTGACTGTTATATCAGTAAACAGTCAAACGTCAATTACAACGACTGCCAGCATAATAACTTCAACTCCATTTAATGCCATAGGAATATCTTATAGTATATACAATGACAATACAAGTGAGGTAGAGAAAGTTTCTCATGGAAAGATAACAATGTTAAATAGCTCAAAGTTAACTAAGCCAACATTAGGATATCCTGCTTATACGCAAGAAGCGATCACTCTTACAGCATTTCCGCCTATAATAAATAACATTGGTCAAGTAGTATCTCAGTACATAAGATACCCAAAAGACCCGAAGTGGACATTCATCTCCTTAACAAATGGAGAGCCTACGTTTGATCAGTCACAACCCGACTATCAAGATTTTGAATTGCCGTTGGACTGCGAGCCTGACTTGGTGAGTAAAATTTTACAGTATGCAGGTATGTCAATACGTGAAGTTAGTGCGGTTCAGTTTGGACAAAGCTTAGAGCAAGCTGATAATCAATCTCAACAATAATAGTTTATGAGTTATATATCACAGTATCAGTATTATGAGAATGGTGGTCTTCAGCCAGAGGATGCTAATTGGGGATCATTTCAGTATGTATCTTTATACGATGTAGTAAATAACTTTATGTTGATGTACTCTGGAAACCATAGTCTGGTAAACAATGAGGAAAGATTTAAGATACTATTCCATGCAAAAAGAGCAATACAAGAATTAAACTACGATGCCTTCAAAGAAATTAAAATACTAGAACTTAGTGTTGATGATCAGTTGAGGTTTATACTTCCATCAGACTATGTAAACTGGGTTAGGATATCTATAGAAAAGGATGGTATACTTTATCCATTAAGTGAGAATATTCAAACAAACTGGTCGGCAGCATACTTGCAGGATAATACTGGAAGGATATTATTTGACCAAGATGGTAATGCATTGTCACCTCAGTTCTCAAAGCTAGATTACGACAGAATATTTACTATACAGCCGACTATATACTTAAACTCTTTATCTCCATACAATGGTATGTTAGGATACAATGACAATGGTGTTTGGTATTTCTCTAAAGGTGTTGGTGGGAGTTTTGGTTTAAATACTGAGACAGCTAATGCTAACCCTACATTTAGTATTAATAAGAAAGGTGGGGTAATTAACTTCAGTTCAGGAATTCAAGGTGAGCTTGTTGTTCTTGAATACGTATCAGATGGTATGGAGAATGGTGACGATAGTATGGTTACTGTAAATAAAATGTTTGAAGACTACATATATGCTGCTATTGAGTACGCTCTATTGAGTTCTAAACTTAATGTTCAAGAGTATATCGTAAATAGAGTTAGAAAAAGAAAGACCGCATTGTTAAGAAATGCTAAAATAAGAATTAGTAATATCCATCCAGGAAGATTATTAATGAATATGAGGGGTCAAAATAAGTGGCTAAAATAATATGGCAAATTTAACTAGAAGTTTTGCATCAGGTAAAATGAATAAGAGTGTTGATGAACGTCTTATTCCAAATGGTGAATATATTGATGCCTTAAATGTTAGGATGGGTTCTACTGAAGAATCTGAGCAAGGAGTTATTGAGAACGCGAAAGGAAATATTGAGCTAACTCAGTTACAATTTGAGGGTACTCCATTGAGTCAAGAAGCAAGATGTATTGGTGCATTTGAGGATGGAATTAATGAGACTATATACTGGTTTGTACATGATGAGAATTTTGCACCATCTCCAACTGGAAAAATAGATTTAGTTGTATCATATAATGTAAATACATCTGTACTTGTATATCACTTAATAAGTATGCAGGATGGAATATCTACAAATAGTACTTTAAATTTTAGTGATAAGTATTTAATTACTGGCATAGATAAAGTTGAGAGTCTATTGTACTGGACAGATGACTACAATCCTCCAAGACAGGTTAACATTAATAACAACTATCCTAATCCAATCCTTGGAGTTGATCAGTTTTCTTATGAGTCAATACTTGTTATTAAAAAACCACCAATAGCTGCCCCAAGTGTCACACCAATGCCAACCTCTAGTCAAGAAAATTTTCTTGAGGATAGATTTATTTGCTTTGCATATAGATACAAGTACGAAGATGGAGAATACTCAGCAACATCACAGTGGAGTAAGCCTGCATTTATACCAAGTAATTATTTCTACAATTCAGCAACAGGCTTAAATGATGGGATGAATGGACTTGCTAATATGGCTTCTGTAACTTACAACTCAGGAGGACCATTAGTAAAATCTATTGATTTACTGTTTAAAGAGATGGACTCTCCTATAATCAGAGTAATTGATAAGGTAAGTAAAAAAAACGATGGCTTATCTGACAATACTAATTATAGCTTTCAGTTTGAAAACAGCAAAATATTTACAATACTTGATGAGTCTGAAATATTAAGACTATACGATAATGTTCCATTACTATCTAAGTCTCAAACTGTTATGGGAAACAGGTTGATGTATGGTAATTATGTTGATGGATATGATTTAATTGACCAATATGAAAATCCATTAAGATTAGAATATGCTTCAGAATTATTATCAAATGAAATTGGAGAAAGCAATATAGACTATTCTTTGTCAACTGGATATTATCCATTTGGAATACCAGGATTAATACCAGAATCCATTGTAAATTTTGATTTTTCAGGAACAAACCTCGTATCTGGAGGCATTATTACATTTGAAATAAGATATACTTATTCTCAATATAGCGGAGACACTCCATTTCCAATAGATCAGCAACAAGCAACTACTGTAAATTTTTCATATATTTTACAACAAAATTTTAATAATATATATGATCTATCAGTAGATCCTGACTTTGTTGAAAAAATTGGAACAGAACTACCTAATCCCCCAGGCACAATACAAACTGTTGAAAATTCTTGCATTGGTACTACTTTTACAGATGCATTTAACTGCTCAGTAGAGCAGACTCTAGGTGGGTCTCCAACACTTTATAAATATCAAAGTGGAATATCGGCAGCTAATCAGCCAATGCAGATACTTTCTAGTCCAGGTAGTAATATTATATCTCTTCAGATTCCAGCAATGAGATATGTTGATGTTTCAACACTTTTACCACCATTTAATAAAAACGTATACGCATACTACAAAATGGAGTTTGCTGAAGCGATATATTCAGAGATAGGAAATCCAACTAGTCTTCATAGCAATAGAGGTTATGAGATTGGAATGGTATACATGGATGAGTTCAATAGATCATCAACTCCACTAGTAAGTAGTTACAATGCTGTGTACGTTCCATGTTCATCATCAGAATTTCAGAATAAAATACAAGTAACTATACCAGCAATTCAAGAAGCACCATACTGGGCTAAGAGATATAAATTTGTAGTGAAGCCTGATAAAGAAATATATGAGACAATATACTCTGATTTTTTTGTTAGAGATCCAACGAGTGGAGCAGACTTTTTTCTACTTGAAGGACAAAACTCTCAGAAGGTTGAAGTAGGAGATGATCTTATCGTAAAAGTTGATACTACTGGAGCTTTGAATTCTTGCACGTATACGTCTGTTCTTGATAAACGAACATATGAAGCTAATTTCTTAAGTCCAGCTCCAACTGACTCGGCTGGTCAAGTAATTTCCATCCCAACTGGAGTATATATAAAGCTTCAATCAAACAACTTCAGTACAGCCTATGATAATCTTGGCGGAATACCAAATGTAATAACATATGGGTTAATAAAAAATGATACTGGTATCAGTGATAATAGTTGCGCTCCAGTAGGTTATCCAACATATATAGCAGATCCATCTAATCCAGGTACTTTTATTCCAATACCAATACCAGCTGGTTCATCAATATATCTTAACTTCAAAAGTAATAGAGAGGGCAAAAATAGTGTTAGTGGTAGACATTATGAATATGAGAACACACTAAAAGCATCTCAAGATTATAATAGTTTTAAAGAGTGGTGGGATGGAGATAATATAGGATTAACATTAAATGGTAGCAATTCAAGTGCATCATCAACAGGAGGACAAAATGCTCCAGTAGCATATTATTATTCACCATTAAATGCTTTTATTCCTTGTAATTTAGATGTTCACTTTTCATTTTCTGAGACAGGAACAAATGAAATTAAATTGTTTATGAATGGAATATTAGGTTATGAAAATGGTAAAAAAATTACACATAACTCTATTCAAATTGTTATAGTTAGAGCAGGATCAGGCGTTGTTTTTGAGACAAAGCCATTAGATGCAGCTCCAAACATCTGGTATGAATCATCTGAAGTATTTGACATAAATAGCAATGGTGAACATATGGGTAATGATCAAGACCAAGATATAGCTACGAATAAACCAGCCATTATTACAACTGATTTCTTTAACTGCTATTCATTTGGAAATGGAGTGGAAAGCTACAAAATACAAGACTCAATTATAGGTAAGGCTTTATCGTTAGGTAATAGGGTTTACGCTACAACAGAGCTTGACTATAAAAGAACAAGAAGATATTATGATATAACATATAGCGGTCTATATAATGAGGAGTCAAATATAAATAGACTCAACGAATTTAATCTTGGTTTGCTTAATTACAAATCACTTGAACAATCGTTTGGTCCTATAAATAAAATGTTTGCTAGAGAAACTGATATCCTTACTTTACAAGAAGATAAAATATCATATGTATTACAGGGTAGAACAATACTTCAGAGTCCAGGAGCACAAAGCTCACTTATGGCTGTTCCAGAAATACTTGGTCAGCAAGTAGCTAGAATTGAGAAATTTGGCATATCACACAACCCTGAAAGTTTTGTTCAATGGGGTGCTGATAAATACTTTACTGATGCAAAGCGTGGTTCTGTAATACAGTTAAAAGGCTCTTCATACGCTAATGATCAACTAACTCAAATTTCTAACCAAGGGATGAGAACTTGGTTTAGAGATTTATTTAATGAATCATTTAATACTCAGAAGCTTGGTGGATTTGACCCATATATGAATGAATATGTATTATCATCAAATGATATTCCAATACCTGTAGATGGAATAGCAACTGATTGTGGTATAACTACATCGGTAATTATACCAGATGAAACCACTGTATACACTCAGTCTGTTGATTTAGGTGACTTGGTTGGAAATGTTTACATAGATTACAATATAACATCATTAACTGGAACTACTACCATAACTGCAACATACAATGGCGTAATATACACAACTGGACCTGTTACTACAAGTGGAACTTTGACTATATTAAAAAGCCAAGTAAATATATCCTTAGCTGAACTAGTAATATCTACAACTGGAAGCGTATCTATATCATACACTATAAATTGTCCTGATGCTGATGAAATAACAATTGTACTTGTGACATTGACTAGTAATAGTGAGCAAGGACTGCAAACTACAAATCAATATAGATGGACTTCTGGAACATTTATATCTCCAGTTCATAGTGATACAATAATATTTCCAGCAGGAGGGTCTCCTGTAGTGGCTCAATATGACGTAGTGATAGGTCCACAGGGAGGTGGGGTAATACCTGTAAATGGAGCTATAGTTACTATGTTAAATAATACATTTGGATCTGATAATTTTAACTTTGACGAGTCAAAGGATAAGTTAAAATATTTAAGAACAAATACTTTATATGGAAATAATACTGCAGATATTAATTCATTAATATTATCTTCCACAAATTTAACTCCAATAATACCTCCATCTTCTGGAAATACAGCTTATTATTCTGATTTTATAATGCCATCTGTTGGTTCATACTTATATTTAATATGGGATTACAGAACAATAACTGAAATAAATTTATGCTTTGCTGATGGTTCGGCTGCAGATGTATGTTGTATATGTGATGATGGACCAGTTCCTAGCCCTAAAACTTATAAAATTATAGATTGTATAACTGGTTTAGAGTATAATGCATTAGGAACATTCTTCTTTAGCATAGGTGACGTAGTTAAATACAAAGTAGGAGCAGGAGGCGGATCAGGAGTTGATGAGTATGGAACAATTGTATCTATATTATTTTCATTTACAGTTGTAGATGCAACAATTCAATCAAATGGAACATTCGATTGTGCAGGATAATTAATTAAAAATAAAATAAATGGCAACTTATTATTTAGACGGAAATACACTATCAAACTCATCAGCTATATATACTAATTCAAGTCTTACATCGTGTGCTCCAGATGGGTTTTATTCAGATGGTATCATATCAAGACAACAAATTAGCTGCGTATTACTTGCTGTAAATGATTGCATTGGATGTGGAGTGGTTTTAGATTGCAGTTCATCTCTTGGTATTTCGTATAATGATACAGCACAAGGGGTGTATTCACTTAATATAGACATAGACTCTGCTAGCATTGGAGCTGTTGTTATAAAATTTCTTGGCTCTACTAATCAAGCACAGGGAATTAGAGCCATATATAATGGTATTACATATAATGAAGTATCTAGGGCTAGTAGCGGATACTTCGCAGCAACATCTCCTAGTGATTTCACATTTCTTCAGGGATCTTTCCCGACTTGTACTGTAGCTGGATTGACATTCCCATCTGTTCCATCGTTTTATTATGATGGATCAGTCTTTCAGCCAACAGGATCGATTCAATCAATATCAGTTGCTAGTGGAGATGTTGGTGTAGTTAGCACTATGGCATTTGTAATGGTAGTACCAAAAATAACCAATCTACCAGATGTTTTAAAATATCAAATTGCAAGTCTATGTGGTACAACGAGTTCATTTCAGCTAATGGTAGAGTGTCCAAGATTATTAACTGGATTTCAAATAACTAGTGTGCGCCCTAATGCTATTGATATATGCACTATTCCACTTGTATCTATTGGCTATAATGTTCCAATTATTGACACTGATATATATGGACTTCCTAATATTAATCACTGGGTATTTTCAGATCCATATGGTCAATTTGTTCTTACAGATGGATATTATGGATTCCTACAGCCAAATAGTCTAAGAGGTTTTTTTAGATGTGAGAATGGAGTTGTAACAGAGATAGCAAGTTGTAATTAAATAAAATAAAATGGCAGATTATACATTAACATATTCGGAATGGGCGCAGGGATTCCCATCTTTCTATTCTTACAATCCTGATTGGATGATAGGTATGAATAACTACTTCTATACTTTTAAGGGTGGTAATTTATATAGACACAACGTAAATAACGTAAGAAATAACTTCTATGGCATTCAGTATAACTCAACGCTAAAGAGTGTATTTAACGACTTGCCATTAGAAAATAAGTTATTTAAAACAATAAACCTTGAAGGTGACAATACATGGCAAACTAGCTTGATTACTGATATTCAAGACTCAGGATTTATAGATGGGTCTTGGTTTGAGAAGAAGGAGCAGTCATGGTATGGATTTGTTCGTAATATTGGAACAGTTCCATCACAAACATCTGAGTATGCATTACGATCATTGAATGGTATTGGTAGAAGTACGATAGTTACATTTGGTGTTAACACAGCAACTATATCATTTTCTACAGATATTGGAATAGGAAATATTATAAGTATTGGTGATATGATGTACTTTTCATTGCCACCAAACTATAGCTCACCATCGCTAGCTGGTCAGATTACGGCAGTCAATATAAATCTTAGAGCAGGCATAAATGAGATAGTTATAAATACTGATGGAAATACATTTATACCAGCAGTATTACCAGTGCCAACAACTATACCAATTCCTATAAACGATGCGTATTTCTTATACATAAAGAACTCAGTAGCTGAGTCGCATGGTGTGCTAGGACACTATTGTGTATTCGATATTTCAAATTCAAATACAGATAAGACAGAATTATTTACTGTTGAGTCAGAAGTTATGAAATCGTTTCCTTAAATTTCTTATCTTTGCGATACGTATGGGAATATTTAGCTTGTTCAAAAAGAAGAAAGAGAATCCTGAAGACTTACTAAAGTTTATATCAGTAGACAGAGGAATTCTTTGGGAGGCTATTGCTGAGTTTAGAGATACCATTAAAAATATAGATGGTGCAATAAACCATAATACTGATGAGATGGATGAGGTGTTCCCACTCAAGCATAATATTCAAGATGGTTTATATACGAGAGAAGTATTTATGCCGAAGGGATCGTTAGTTGTTAGCTTTATACACAAGACAAATCATCCATCATTTTTTATGTCTGGGGAGATGTCTATACTAGCCGACAATGGTGAGGTTAAAAGAATAAAAGCTCCAATGAAAGTTATGACTGAAATTGGAACACAGAGAGTTGCCTATATGCATGAAGATTGCGTTTGGGTTTGCGTATACAAAACAGATAAAGAAACAGTTGAAGAGGCGGAGAAAGATGTTTATACTGAAGATTATCTTGAACTTCCAATAGAAATAATAAATAGAAAATTACAATGGCAGGATTAATAACAGGCATTGCAGGTCTAGCTATAACAGCAGGAACAACCGCTTACTCATTTGCTCAAGCAAATAAGGAGAAAAATAAACAGCTTCAATATGAGAATGAGGCAAATAAGGCACTAGCCGAGGCAAAAAAAGCTTTGCAGGTAAACTATGCGAGGCAGATGTCAATCAAGAAAGAACCATACAATCAAGAAAGAATGGCTCTACTTAATCAAGGAGCTATGATTACACAATCTGCCGCTGA